CAGCGGGCCGAGAAAAGCCCCGGCATCGCGAGGATGGTCGGGGCTGGGAGGATCAGAGATCGAATGTATCTTCGATTAGATTCGCATTATAATCGAATGTGCAATGTCCTGCTTTACCTCCAGTCTTAAGTATCGTGTTTCCAAACGGTTGAACGATAATTTTATGACCTTCAGTGTCTACTGAAATGACATTTGCGCCAATGATCGAAGGGGTGTCTGTTTCTCTTTTAAAGAATTGATACCACTCTTTTAACATTGAGTTGGTAATAATGCCTAATTGGCGACCGTGTGCTTTTTCATAATACCCAACCCAAGAATAATGCCTATGACCGTGAATATGGCATATAAAAGTACCTCCGTTGGCTTTGAAGTCATCAACAGCATTCAAAATTGTTTCTTCGAAGGGATACAATTCGGGCACTTCATTGTGTGACAAATTAGACGGCAAATAAGTGGGTAATGGAGCAAGTGAACATGGTATCCATGTTGATGCGTTTTTGTCTCCATAACCCCAATGTCGGGCCAAAATAACCTGCTTGTTTTGGATTAACGAATCATTGAGAAGTGTTTTAAGCCAGGACAGCATGTTTTGCTGATATTGCGAATCTAAACACATGCAGTCCAACCCAATTAATCGTATGTTTTTGTCACAATCTTTGTACCAATATGTCGTATTTGGTTCTTGCACTGTTTTATTGCTACTTATATATGGTTCGTATGCCTGTGTATATAATTGCGAAATTGGAATTTGATTTGTCCATATAAATGGGCCTGTTGGATTTACGTAATCGTGGTTGCCCAACGTCAGCAAGGTGTCATGCCAGTAGTTATACCCTGCTGGCAGACCGTACCATGTTGTATTGAAATCTCCAAGGCATATTCGTTCATCAATAGGCGCGTATGACGTCAGGTTGTTTGCAATGTTGATGTTTTCAACCTTGGTATTTCCATCGATGTGCCAGTCAGTCGTTATTAACAGATTGAAATTTTCAGGTGTCAAACTATGTTGTTCTGACAATTGCATAGATTTATCGACACCTGCTCTTCAAGGCACTTCTTGCGTAAATTTCGTTAGAAAAATGTCGCACAAAAATCTATTTGGTTTATTAGTTTGTTCTTTAATAAAATTGACAAACTCCAAGACTCCGTTATTATATCTGCAATCGCCGAATGTATGCGGGACACTCTCCGTTGAAATCCAACGTTGAACAACGTTGTGCATTGTCGGATCGGAATCGGGATTCTGTATACTTTCGAAGATCGGCCTCAACTGTTCCGGCACTCTACAAATTTGCGCCCAATTGTCCGATGTAGATGTAAGATGATCCGGGCAGTATATATACAAATGCAAAAGAATAGAATCTGTATCGGGAAAATAGAGACACGAAAATTCTTTGAAGTTAATTCCAGTGTTCCATTCAGTGAACAAAGTGTCATCGAAGGAAATATATTTTTTCTTATTTGAATTTACAAGCGCCTCCGATGCCACTTCGATGGCATTGTCTGCGTTGGTGTCTGCTGTGTTGGCAACGGACAAGGCATTATTTGCAGTCGTTACCGCATTATTTGCAGTCGTTACCGCATTATTTGCAGTCGTTACCGCATTACTTGCATTGGTGTTCGCGTTGTCAATTTTCTCACTCCATTGCGATACTTCCTGCCTATAAGCTTCCACCTGCGCATTGAAATTACCCGTAATCGCCCAATAGTTGGTATTGGCGATGTCGATGCCCGTAGGCACCGACTGCATGGAGGTGTAACTGTTTCCGTTGTGGATGACGATGGTGAGTGGCTCGTACTCGCGCGTATCGCTCCACTCAAGGGGGTTGGCGAACACGGGCACGTACCGCGCGCCTACATATTGTCGGACACCCTTCGCCGGGGCATCGCTTGGCGTGTACGCCATAGCTGCGATACGCTGGGCAAGAGCTAGCATCTGCTCGTTTGTCAAGTTTCCAGGGTTAGTCATTGTCAATTTCCTTTCTCTAACTGTGCGATTATCACACACACAATTACCACAATAAAAGGTATGCGAACATAACAGGTGTAAAAGCACTGGAATAGTAGTTCGAATTTCCTATCGAAGTGCTTAGCCCTTATTTTAACGGGTAATTTCATCGTACAATCTCCGGCGTTTGATTAACCGTTTCTTTGTTGACGGGTTGCACTTCCCACCTCAAAATAAGTCTACCATAGGTATCTTCTTTGTAGACATGGCCCGTGTCAAAGACAATCTCGTCCCATGATTGCGGCACGTAGGCCACGAAATAGCCCTCAAGGTTCAGTCCGAAGTACACCTGTTTCGCAGTCTGAGTGAACACAAAGTCCAGGTTATCGGCAATCCACTGCTTCACCTGCTCTTTATAGTAGTCATCGAATCCCGACTCCTTGAACTTGTCGAACTCCGCTTGTAGATTATCCAGCGCGTCTTGCACGGCCTGGAAGTTGTCGGCTGTGTTCTCGGTGAAGCAAATCGTCTTCCAAAGGTACTCGCAGATAGCCTTGATTCGCTCCTCCTGGGAATACACGTCCCAATAGAATTTGGGTATTACGGGTGTGTAGTCCGTATAGGCCCACCACCTAGGCGCGAACTTTCGCAAGTCCGCATTGTTGCAACGGCTCATGTAATGCCTCCTTAAAATGCGTCCATGTCCACCGTGAGCAAGCAGATGAACAGCTCGTCCAACTCTTCGAGAATCATAACATCTACCGTCTTGAAGCGGGTCTGCAACTGCTCCCACTTGTCCAGAACGTCGCCCTCGGTGATGTCCTCGTACTCCCTATCGTCTCCCGTGCTCGCGTAATCGGAATTGCCCGATAGCATAGTCTCTGGGAATTCCGAGTGAATGAGGCGGCTCTTTCCGTAGATGTTGGAGGTTTGCAAGAGGTCTAGTCCTTCTTCCTCCAACTTGTAAAGGCGCTTGTACTTGGGCATTATCTCGTTCATCTTGCGTATGAACTGCTGCTTCCAGCGCCCAGGGGGCAGAATGCCGATTTCGCGGTAGAAATAGCGCTCTTCGAACATATGGCATAAGCGGGCGTACTGCTCCTTGTTGTAGTAATCCCACGTCCAGGTGGGGTCATTCCAGTCTATCCAACCCGCCTCAATAAGCTCACCGAGTTGAATAGTTACGACGCTGTGAAAGTCCCTATCCCAGTTGAGTGGTGTCAGACTCGTTACCCCCGAGCAAATCATCGTTAGCCATCCTTTCCAGCGTGTGCGTGTAGTTGTAATTGCTGCTCTCCCACTCGCTCGCCCAGTAGACGCGAACGTTCAATCCGAAACGCTCATTCAACTTGTTCGCTGCCTCGCGACGTGCCTTGAGGGGGTTGTACCGATTCAATTCTGCAGGGCTTTGCAAACTCGTCACTTCGTCCTCAATCATGCGCTCGCTCTTCTGGGTGAGGGAGTCGATGCCGAGCAGAGTGTAGACCTGCGTCCAGATGTTGCCCTGGGCCGTCTGCAATTCCTCGCCGATAAAGGGAACGTTGAGGTTGAGCACGGTAATGGACTCGACAAGCTTCTTCATGCGCTTAGTGCCTAAAATAGCAGGTTCCCCGCCGTAGAGCTGTTTAAAGATGTTGATTCCGTCAAGTTCCTCCACGCCGTTCTCATCCACGGCCAGCGCTACTGGCTTGTGCTGCTGTAGAAGGTTGATGTCAAAGGTGCGGTCGCACAGCGCCAGACGGCGCGCGAACACCTGCAGCTTCCACATGAGGGGGGTGCGCATGAGGTTGTCGTAGACAATAGCGCCGTTGCTCCAATTGCAGGAGAAATTGGGCTTTCCGGCTTGGCCCATGGCGCGCCAGCGCTGGGGCAGGTCGTACTTGTTGGGTTGTCCCTGCTGAATCGCTTGGAGGGAGTACCACACGCCCGCATTCTTGGCGATGGTAGCCACGCCCTCGGTGAGCAATGTCCATTCCAGATATCGCTCGTTACAAGTCTCCGGCAAGCCCTCCCAACGGAAACGGGAGAGCGCAAGGCCCATGATCCAGTCCTCGTAGATGAGCGCCAGCTCCTGATTGTAGGCCGCGCTCTGCCAATAGCGAGCGTCGTTCTTTCCGTGTCGTTTGCTTCGTCTTGCCATGTCAGTTCTCCCATACACTCGTCGAGCCGATTATAGCAGGTTCGCGCCATACCGTCGTGCCCTCGATGAGCACCGAGCGGATGAGCGCGGCGGTGGCCTGCGAGCACTCGCGCGGCACCACCCACACATCGTCGCACTGCCAATACGTGAACGATTTCATCACCTGCCACCCCGAGAAGTCCCAATGCTGATTGAGCTGGTAGCCGTAGCGGGCGAACTGCGCGGCTGCGGACTCGATGGCACCGCGCCCTTGCGTCTCGACCCATGCGAACCATCCTATGGGCATGGTATCGGACTTCGAGGCATCGGACACACTGCCCGCCTGCATGGGAGCGCCCAGGGCCGCTTGCTTGATGCCGTTCTCGATAGCGGAGAGGGCCGTGGAGCGCGAGCGTCCAGCGTTGGTGACGTTGGTATTGTACCCGCGTTGCATATTCGCCTTGTTGACCTCGGCGCTGCGGTTGTTCTGCGTTGTCTGGCTCGTTGTCTCGGTGTTGAGGTTCTTTGTCTCTGCCCGCTGCTTTCGGCGGGTGTTGATAAGGTTGAGTTGGTTGCACTCGGTATTTCGAGTGCTGTTGGATTGCTTCGTCGCGCTTGTGATTTCCTCGCGCGTGGTGATGGCGATTCCCACATTGGCGGTGTTCGTCTGCAGCGATGTGGTGTGATTGAAGGCGTATTGGAAATTGCTCGCGGCGGTGTTCAAGGCCCCCGCGAAGTCCGTACTCACCGCTTGCGCAATTCCCTGGCCCGCACCCACACCAAGCGCCAACAGCCCCGACTGAACGGAGGCGTTCACGTTGTTCATATTGCTGACAGCTGCAACCTCGTTCTGCGCGTCGGTGACGGTCTGGGTGAGCAGGTTGGCATTGTTGGTGAGGATGTTGTTTACCTCGATGGTATTTCTCAGCACGGTATTCTCCATGTCCTGCGACTCCGCGAGCACAGCAAGGGCCGCTGAAACCGAGGTGGCAAGATTGGCAATGGACAGGTCAACGGAATCGATACCGTTGTCAAGCGCCGTCTTAGCGCTCGCCGTCGCGCTCGTGTAGGCGTTCTGCAACGCCGTGTTGGCCTGGGCACGGTCGAAGTGCGTCGCGTAGTCGTTGACCTTGGCCGCGCTCATGTACACCTCGAACGTGGGAATGTTCCAGGTTCGAAGAGTAGAATAAGCGTTGCCCGCTATGGTCGCCGTATGCTGTGAGATATTGGCGAATGTCACTGTTGAGCTAACGCCGCCTATGCCCGTTAGCTGAGTTGTGATAGCGATAAAAGGGGCTATGAAGTCAAGGGCCGCAACTGCGCTTACCGTGCCGTCGGTTTCCTCGATGCGAATCTCCACGCTTTGCCCGTTATGATCTGCAACCATGAGACGGGCATAGGGGTATGTATAGAGCTTCGCCATATCGGCGTAGCGGGAATCATACCCGAAAAGCCCCTTTGTCAGCTTAGCCAGTTGCACGGTCTGCCTGGTTTTCAGCATCAGCTCGCACACCGTCGTACCCGCGAACGTGAAAGTGTCTCCCGTGTAGACAAGCGATTTCGGTGCGAACCATACCGCCTTTATCGTCTGCATCGCCTGGGGGGTGTTGGCTATAATGCTGTTGATAAAAGATTCAAGGTTCGAAGGTTCGACGGCGATAGCATGAGCGCGGGGGCTGGAAGCGCCGCAAAACACATCAGTGGGGGTTTGCCACGTATTAGCCCCCTTGCTACCCCATGCCGAACTTTTTACATCGCCCGTCATCGACACGACGGCCCACACGTCGCCATTGTAAATCACACTACCCGCATTGTTCGAGCGCTCGAAACCTCCGTAACTCACATCGGGGGCTTCGAGGTACGTGCAATTAGCGCGGGGGTTGGTTAGGTAGACATCTGCCGAAATCTTAGCCATCGGCGCATGGCCGCGAGCGAGCATCATGCCCGACACTTCGACAGAGTTAATGTAGGTAGTCCACACGTCCAGGGACACATGGCAGAGCGTCGTAGAGGGTGCCAGCTCTTCCAGCGCCTCGCAGAAATAGTAATAGCGGTGACGGGCCGGCGCGGCGTTCTCGATGGGGTTAGCAGCCGTCGGCATGGTGGGGTATTCGAGCACGATGTAGTTGTACTGGGTCGCCGCGTTGAAGGGCACGGGAACCTTCACGCTCCCGTCCGGCTGCATCTGGAACATGGTAGGCTCGTCCACTTTGTAGCCCGCAAGGTTGTCGAAATACGTGTCCCGCGCCTTGTCGGTCTTCCACTCCACCACGTTCACGTAGCCGCTGTCCCAGTTGACGCTGCACATTTTTATGCGGGCGTTGTCCTCCCACCTACCATAATCGAAGTTGTTTCGGTACTTCCACACGTCCACATTGGACAAGTGGGGAAATGGCGTGTCCCCCAGATGGGGAAAGTCTCGTTCCATGTAAAACCTCCTAGCGATAAAAAAAGAGGGGCGCTATCTCGCGCCCCTCATTATACCCGCGAAGCAGAGAGCTTACTGCTTGTCGGTGGCGGTTTCGTTGCCGTGGGTGTCGGTCGTGCCGCTCGCGCCCTTGCCCGTGCGCTTCTTCTGCACCGTCGGCTTTGCAGATTCGGTGGCAGTCGGGGCTGTGATGGTCACAACATGGGCAGCGGTGTAGTGCGTAGTCGCTGCCGAGGGGTTCACGTACGCGCTCGTAGCGGTGACGGTAACCACCGTGCCAGCGGGCAGGTCATCGGCCAGATGGAGCACTGCGAACTTGTCCACGTAAGTGCTCATCGGGTCAAGCTCTACGGCCTTGGGTTCGGCGGATCCGTCGGTTGCCGCAACAGCGAAGGTAGCGGCATCGGGTTCCACGGCCACGCCCTCGTGCACCGGTGCGAGAGTGCCCGTCAGGTTCACGGTAAGCTGCACATCCTCGCCAGCCTCGGCGGTGCTCGCACCCGTGAGCGTGATACCCGTTACGGTCTGCTTCACCGTCGGAATGGTCGTACCGTCTCCGCCGACCGTGAACATGATAGCCGGGACGAAGGGCGAAGCGCTCACAATCTCCCAGTGATGCAGGTAGTAATTGGTTGCCAACGTCTCGGCATTCCAGAACGAGGTGGTTTCGTACAGCGTATCCTGCATGATGAAGAAGTCCTCGGTGGTGAGCATGGCAACCACGTTCGGAATGGGGAACTCGTCAACGATGATCTGGCGCACGTTCACTTCGGCCATCTCCACATGGAAGATGGAAGAGAGCACCTCGACCGACACGCTAGCGGCCACGGCAGGTGTCACCAACAGCACTAGCTCGGAGGGCTTTGCGAACACGGGGACGGAAACGCTCGCCGCATTGTAGCGGGCGCTGGGGAACTGGAGCATAGCGACTAGGGTGCGCACGGCGGTCAAGAACTCCTTGCCCGTCACCTCGTCGGTCGGCACCGCCGAAAGCGGGTACTTGTAGAAGCCGTAGACATCTTCATAGGTCGCGAGCATGTTGAGCGCGATACGGTACTCGTCGTAATTGTCGGAGTTGACGGGGGCCTGCATGATACCCGCAACAAGTCGGTTCAGGCCGTAATCATCCAGAAATGCGTTCTTCAATTCAGGCAGCACTACTGAAATAGGATATTTGTCCTGACGGTTCTGAGTGTGATACGCCACATCGCCCTCGGGTCGGTGCAAGCGTAGCAGGGATTCAACATCGTCCTTGTAGGCGTGGGCCTTAACCCAGTTGAGCGCGATTTCCTGGGTGGTCGTACCATAAATGAGTTTGGCGCGCTTGAAGACGGCCAGCGGGCTAGTCCATGCGAGGTTGTGCACATAGGTGTAGGCAATGCGGTTGACCAGAACGTCCATGAACTGGTTCAGATAGGCATTGTTGCCCGGTTTGAACAGCGCGCGCCATGTCGCCTCCAAAGAGTTGACTGTGGGATTTGGAATGCGCTGCTGGTAGTCGTTGCCCGCTTCCAGCCAGATTTTCTCCGCGATTACGGAATTTTCAAGAGCCATTTACCATCATCCTTTCTTAAATGTTCAGTTCGTCGGCAAGGTCGTCCCAATCGCGCGAGGTGATATCGTCATCCTCGACCTCGTCGGTGTAGCTGCCCGCGCCCTCGTCCGCGCCGTTGTCGCTCGCAATGCTAGCGAGCGAGTCAAGACGAGCCATCACCGCATCATTGTGTGCGGCCAACTGGTCGCTCAAATCATCGAGACGACGCACAATGTCGCGGAACTCATCGATGCGATGGCCCGTCTCGCCCTCTTCGATACCGCGAGTCTCTTCCACGCCCTCGCGAATCTCGTTTTCATCGTCCATATTCAATCCTTTCAGCTAGGGGACTCTGCCGCGCATTATAGCACCAAAGAGAAAAAACCCCGCTGCCTGTAGTTTCAGCAGCGGGGTCAGACAGGAGTTGCCACAGCGTCGGGGGCGTGCCTGAAACCCGTACCCTGCGGGCGGTCGTGCGGTACGCTCTTCACGTCGGGAATCCGCCTCGGCCTACTCGGCGACGTGTCCCCGTGCCCTGGCGCGGCTAATTATATCACCGCAGACCGTAGAGCGCCAGACACTCGGAAAGCGCGTTGCGAGTGCCGTCGCTATCGCAGCGCACAAGCCCGTACTGGTATACCTCCATGAGATAGCGCATAGCGGACTCGTTTCGCTTGGCGAAAAGGGCGTTGAACTCCCCGTCATCGTTGGTCAATGCATATAAGGGCGTGGGGTCTTTGGGCATCTTCTCGGTGACGTATAGATACCCCTCGCGCTCGTCGCTCCACACGGCCAATCTGTAGCCCTTGCCCTTTATGGCGAACTCGAACTTTGCGCGCGCGGGTTTCTTTCCCACGAATAGCCCGCTCGCGTCCGTGAACTCGTTGTCCAGCGCGGCCTCCGACCCCTCGGCAAGGGACGCTAGCGCACCTGCTACCGTCTCGGTGCGCCTTGCCCTCGTGTAGCTTGTAGGCTCCACGTAATCGAGCAATAGCCTCTTTCCCACACCTGGGATGGAGTACCACGTCTTTCCGAACTTCGGAGGTTTGCGAATACCCATGACTGCGAAATAGGGGTTTCGCATGGAAAGCGCGTTGGCCATGAGGTACACGCGCGGCTCATGTCGTCTAGGCTCCCCCGGCACCTCTCGGCTCACCGAGTCCACCATCTGCGAGAGCACATAGTACTCATTGGGGAGGTAGTGCTGGAACCGCGCCACGCTTCGGTCGATGATGGCCTCATCCAAAAGGATACGGTACACATCGGCAAAGGTGCGCTGCTTGAACTGCTGCATCTGCGAGAGAGCACCGAAGTACCCTATAATGCGCCATTCTGGTTTCTCGCCGTCCTCCGGCTTCTTCGCTATATATGCCGCGCTCGTATCGGTCTTGAAGATATAGCCGGGAAACTCGACGTTCGGCTCCTGCTGCAACTTGTCGAAATAGCCGTTAGAGACGGGTGCAAGGTCGGTCTTGAACCGCACCAACTGCACGAACCGCGAGCCGTCCTTTAGGAAGTCGCGGACGCATTGCTTCCGAAGACCGTAGGTCTTGCCGGCGTCGCGGCTCGCGCAAACGAATGTCATATATGCGTCTTTCGTCAGGGTGTCCCCCCAATCGTAGAACTTATTCTCGGTCAAGGTAAGCTCTCCCTTCGTCGTGGCCGATAAATTTAATGGTAGCATCCGGCTCGAGTCCGATTGATTTGAGGTATTCCATATTCTGATGATTCGCTATCTTGGTCGTATCGCCGATGACTCGCACCGAGGGATAGAGCGCGATTGAAGCAGGTGCATCCACATAGGCCGTATTGCCCAGGTAGTCCGTTACCTCTCCCCTATAGCGGTCGGCCGGGTGCGGGTGCGTACGTTCCAAATGATAGCAAAGCCCGTAATCCACCACGGTATTGTAACCGAGCAGGGTCGATGCGATTTCGCCGAACCCGTGGCCCTGGGCCTCCATGTCATGCGCCCAATCCTCGACGGTATAGCGCCCGCTGGGGCGCGAGAGCCCCGCGCAGATGATGTGATAGCGACCTTGCGCGTCGCGGTCTAGGCGGGCCTTGTTCCATGCCTCGTAGTGGAGTGGGTAGCGGTTGGAGCTGCCACAACCCTCAATGTCGAACTCGCCCACGCCGTGAAGCTCGCTCGCAAGGTGGGGGTAGTTTCGCCGTACCCTCTCGCTTCCGTAGCCGATAGCCGAGCGGGCCGCTTTATGGAGCGGTTCGAGTGCGGTCAATATCTCGGCATCGGTAACGCTCTCATCGCACGCTAGCTTGATGGAATCGGTATCGCCCCCGCACGGATAGCAGCGCTCCCCCAATGCCTCATGGAGCAGTTCGAGCGCTATAACGAGGTGCATACGCGAACCGCCCACTATTCGGCTCCCGAAGTTGTAGAGCACCTTCACCACCTTCGGTTTCAGATCATCGTAAGTCTCAAGGCTGGCGACGCTCGAACGGTCTACTTCCAGCGAGCCGTCGGCAAGGCAGACGTAGGACGGTTTCATAATGTCCTGGGCCTGGGTGCCGTAAATGCCATTGTACATTCCCTTTACCGTGCTGCCGTAGTAGGCTTTCAGAAAAGGGAGCGATGCCGAGCCGTTCCGCACGGAATCGGCTACGGTCTCCGGCACCGTCGCGCCTATGGGCAAGGTGTAGGGCTTCCCCTCCTGGTAGTTGTTCACTATCTCCTTCATGGCGTTCTTGGTCGCGTAGAGCACATGAGTCTGCAATACCAGATAATCGGGTGCCTTAACGAAGTTCTGGGAGTACTCCCCGCAGATGACGCGCATATCGTCCCATTCGTAGGCCCTCGATATATTCCACAGCTCGCACTCTGTTAAATGCAAGGTGGCCACGTCGGCGCTCATCAGCTTGGAGAACGCGAAACGCGCATTTACGGCCGAGTCCATCCAACCGCTTTGCCTGGTAGCTTCCTCGGCTATGGCACCGCTGGGCGTGATAAAATCCACCTCTCCCACCTTCGAGGTGAATTTGCCCTGGGGTATGAGTGCTATGCCCTCGCGCTCGAAAACCGTACCCGGCTTGAGCCGAAGGCCCTCGAACCTGATACGAGCATGAAGCCCGAAGGGCAACGGACAATGATAGTTTCGCAGTACCTCGGCGCGGCTTGTTGCCAGTATGGACTCGGCCACGCGCTGCAAAGGCTCTGCGCTCTCTGGCACTCGGAAATTGCGCGGCATATATCGCCCTGCAATGAAAAGATGGTGCATTGAAGTAACGTCAAGACTCGCCACGTTATGCGCAACCTGGGCGGCGCGGTTGGCGCTCGTGAATGTCAAACCGCCGCGAAAACACGCCTTGCGGAGGGCGTACAAGTAGAAATTGGGCGACCATTCCCTTATGCACGTCATCTTGAAGACATCGAATAAGCTATGCCTATGTCCGTTTGAGAAGGTAACGCGCTCCTTGCCTATGATGCGCTGTGCCATCTGGCGCACCAGGGAAGTTTTCGTGAGCACCGTATCGCCGAGCATTTCCGGCTCCAACCATTTGTTGGCCTCGATGAGATAACGGAAGTAGGCGGGTATAACCTGCACATCGCGGGCGGCATAGTGCTTTTCTAGATCTGTGAGCGGTGTCTCTGGGGTGCGAATAAGATTGTAGTCCCAATCGCCCTTGGCCTTGGCTAGCCCGCACGTCGCGCCCATGGCTGCAAGTCCTCCCATTTCTAGATAGTAGGTATCCCAGAATCTAAGGCAGGTTTCGCCCTCATAGCAAAGGTCAAGTGTGTAAACATGGGTCGATGACTGGGCGTTCACGCGCACCTCGTACATTCGCGCCAGCGCGTTCATGAGCGGTTGCATATCGAACATGAGGTTATAGGCGCACACGACGGGAACCACGCCCGCCGAATAGCCCCATTGCATCAAATCGCCGAGCCATTCCAGCACATCGGCAGGGGAGCGGTAGAATCGCACATCGTCACTCTCGCCATCAACATACGTTGATATATCGACGTTCCTAACGTCGTTGCAGATATAAAGACAGGGGAACGCTTTCGATTTCTCGCCGTCCTGGATGGTGGTTGTCTCGATATCGTATATGCCAGCTATCTTGAAGGGCAGTTTATTCCACATTGTAAACAGGAACGACGTAGGCCATAAAGTCGTTGGGATAGTTGCCGTCAGCTTCCACGCCCTCGCCCATGGCTTGCTGCAAGGCGCTCGCGGGGTCTAGGGTATCGCCCACAAAGCCGGAACCTGCAAGACCCTTGGCACGCGCCAGAGCGTCCTTATTGGCCTCCATTACCTGATTGAAGATAGCTTGAAGGTCGTCGGTTCCATAATAGCGCTGAATAGCAGCGTAGCGGTCGCGCCCTCTGCCCGCCCATGCGTGTTTGGTGGCATTCCAGAACAACTGGACATTGACTTTCGGGATGGTTCCGCCACCCGCGCTCGATGCCTTCACATTAGCGCGGAACATGATATTGCGCCGCTCTGTGGCCTCCGCTTTCGCGCCTATGCGGTACTTGTCCAGCGTCCGCGCGGCTTGCTGGGCGCTCGATAGCTTGGAAGGGGTGGCGTTGCGCCCTATATAGCTCTCGCTGATCTGTGATTTCAATTCCTGTTGATAGGCGGTAATCAGACGGGAGCGCTTCGCTTTTCCTGCTTTAATATCGCGGTCAAGACGCGCTAGCGCCCGCTTGGCCCTTCTCCTAGCGTTGTAAATCTCATCGCTAACCCTCTTCGCCCTTGCCATCTTTCATGCCTCCTATCGAATAAAAGCCCCACCCTGGAACAGGGCAGGGCTTAAACCTTAACGCAAGGTTGTTCCGTATTTTTAGAACTGCGGAACCAGGTTCTTAATGGTGTTGCCATTCGGCAAGTCCTTTGCCACGAAAGCGGCATGGATGCAGCCGTCGGGCAGAGAGTCCTTTCCGAAGTCAGGGAACATGGCCGCAATCTCGCGGACGGAGTTAGCAACGCCCTCGGACTGGGTCATGAGCACCGTGCCATCCAGAAGAACCAGATAGGTATCAGTGCAAGGGGTATTGGGAAGACGCGGGTCGCGGCTCTTGCGAATACCGGGCTTGGTCACGCAATCCACAATGTCAAGAATCTCGCCCTCGTGGCCGTTCAGCGAGTCGGCGCTGTTGAGCGTCTTGAGCGTTGCCAGCTTGCCCTCGTTGGTCGCAAGGTCGAAGGTGTTCACATCGCCCTGGACGGCGTTGCAGGCAGAGGCACTTGCAATCTCGGTCGGCTCGGCAACGTAGGCGGTGATTTCCTGGGTCATAATTTCTTTCCTTTCGGTTTAGGCGGTGATTTCCGCATGGGTCATAAATTCTTCTAGCGTCATTGAATAGTAGTGCGATTCGATTTCAACATGGTTTATCGTGATTGATTCGTCGTTTAGCTCGCGCCGGAGCTTTCGCGTTGCCCTCTCGGGTGTGAATCGCCCGGGCAGTTCCTCGTACACGTCGAAGAACTCCCCGTCGTGCACCATCTGCCCCGAGCACCGCGAGAGGGCTATCGTTCGCCCTATGCGCTTTCTGTAGTCGATTTGAGCCAGTTCCATTCGAGTTTGTCACCTCCTTTTTTCGACGTAATGAAGTATAGCTGTTTAAATCAAACTCTGCAACAGTATTTTCTAACTTTTTTGTTTCAGTAAATCGTTAACGCGCTTCTGCACAGCATCATAAGCACTTCCCAGATTACTTTTGCGGGTTTCGCCATTGCCCCACATACCGGCTATGACCTCGCGGGCCACTTTATCGACTCCCGTCCATTTGCCCGTTAGATCGTGGTTGACGATAAGCTGAACAATGTTGGCAACGCGCCCCAGCTTCTTTCTGCGCACCTCGCCATTGCCCCACTTTCCTGCTATTACCTCGCTTGCGACAGCATCGACATAAGCGGTATTAGAGGCAACTTTCAGCGTGTATCTTGAATAATTGAGATCGACATTACCGTTTATTCCAGGCACATTTCCCTTTTCCGAATACTGCCACAACTGCCAGGCGCTTGTGTCCGGCTGGGTTGCAGACCAACGCGCCACCCATTTGACATAATCGTTGACATTGGACAAGTTCTCACGCCACCATGCTTGGCTGGCATAGATACCGGGCACAAATCCAGCGGCTTTGACGCGCGAGCAGAATATAACGGCATGGGAGGCGCTTACCGCTTCCGTCCCCGGCTCCTCCGTATCGAAGAAAAGCGGATAGGCCATTGCATCGCGATATGGCGCGCACAGTCTTATAGCATGCTCGGCCTCGCTCATTGCCTGGGTCGAGCCCTTGGCGTAACTGTACAGATAGCAGCCGAAGGGAATACCCAGTCGTACGCATTCATTAGCGTTGCGTTTGAACTGCTCGTCATCCTGGTTCTCGAAATTCGAGCCATAGCCGCAGCGGATAATGGCGTGGTACCCTGCTGACTTCACGCGCTCCCAGTCAATGGAACCATTGTGATAGGAAACGTCAATTACCTTCTGCATCTCCGCCAACCCCATCATTCTGCTCGTTTTTGTCGAATATATGCAAGAATGAATTGTCCGCCAAATCGGGGTTCAGCAGAACGACATTCTCTAAAATGCTTCCCACCTCGGCAACGCAAATCCAAACGAAGGCAAGCGAGAAACAAGCATCGCCGTAGTAATAGGGAAGCTCGCAGTAGTTCAAAAGCGCCTGAATGATGAGGCACACGCCCAGCACAACCAGATAGGCGAATTTGTGCACTAGTCCCTCGCGCATCTTCGTACTGGAAAATCCCTCGCGCAACGTGTGTCCGATAGTTCCGACTATATAGTCGATGATAACCAGCAGCAAAAGCAAAACCATTGGCTCGAATGTCATAGTACACATCCTTTCATGACAATGGCGCACACCGCGCCGACAACGCATCCGCCGTCTTTCACAGCCTGTCCCTTCTCTTCGGTTTTATCTGACGGTTGAAGTCTATCATGCCCCCGGTGCGGATGCGGTAGAGTATTTCCTCCCGCCTGTAAACATTGTCCAACGATTCGAGGAGCCGCCCTATCTGCCAGCAGAGCAGGGCGACGGAGAGGATGAGCAGAAGCAAGCAGACTTCTAGCAGGTAGATTGGTTCGATCATAGTTTCGCCTCACTTGCCATAAGGTTTTTGCCAGTTCCTTGTTCCCCCCGGCCCTCTGATTTCATAGATCATTGCAAACTCACTTTAACTTCGAAATGATTTTCACAGCACGGGCACATGAGAGTTAACACTTCTGAAACCGGTTCATATGACATCTCATCAGTTATAACATCGTCTGATACTGCTTTAGGGTGTACGTACTTGCGCATAGGGCACACCCATATGGCCTTCCCGCGCCTAATGGCGCGCTGCATGGTCGAGCGATCACATCCGGCATAAGCAGCAGCCCGCGCCTGAGACGGAAATACCTTGTTGTCTAGTATAACTCTCTTAGACATGGGCAGACCTCCTATAAACGGGCTTTCGGAAGTAATCGCAGATATTGGAGAACGGCACTTTCTCGCAAAAGCTGGGAGTATGGGAGTATAGGGAGACAGTTCCGCCTTCCTCGCGCTCGAATTTGTAGTAGTACCCGGCATTGATCGCGTCCATATCTTCAGCTAGTAGCAGGTACTCCACACCATCGCGTGTCATGATCTCCATTGCATGGGCATAGGCGCGAAACGTGTCGAAATGTTCATGACACAACTCGAAGCTTACTCCAATTTGATAACGGTCGGAATCTAGTTTAAAACCGTCAGGGTAAACATACGATTTCAACCACTCTAAATTGCTTCTATGAATTTCAAACAAGCTGCCCATTTTTCTCCTATCACTTGCAACTTTTGCAACATTTTTTGTTGCACAGTGCAGTATAAAGCTCTATAATAGGTTACGTCAAGAAGACGAACATAGATAGGAGTTTGAAATGACTTTGGAACAACTCATCACCTGCTATATTCGCAAAAGCTCAAAGATCGTTGTCACCAAGATAACACCCTCCACCAAGGAACGCATTTTCTCCGGATATGAAAGGAACATCTGCAACGAGGTTACGCCGGAATTTATGGAGTTCTTAGAGGAGTATAAGAAACACCTTGTTATCAGCTGCGGAACCGCGATTGATAAAAACGGTATTCCCTACATCGACATTCTGGTGTATGAGTAGGAAGGCAGTACTAACGTAAACGTTGTCGTGAAAAATGTATCGTGCACATACGCAACTGTTAATATCTAGCCCCAGCCCCGACCAGCCCCGACCATCCTCGCGATGCCGGGGCTTTTCTCGGCCCGCTGGCTTGTGTTTGTTTCGTGTACGTCGGCGAGTGGTTGGGCTGAGAGATGCGGAGCGGGCGCAAGGGGGGCGGGGTTGGGATAGGAGAGGATACG